GGCGCGATGGGGGATTATCCCCCGCCCTTCCCTTCGGGAAGGGCGGTACGAGCGGACTGTGTCCGCAGACACAGTCTGCCTGTACCGCCCTCTCCTTCGGAAAGGGCGGTAAAGGCAGATTCAGTGCTATTTGTTTCAGGTACTGTCTTAATTTGGTAATGGAGGTGTGTTTATGATAGGTTCATACTACTCGTTGTTTGCTCCTGCGATACAGACGTATCTTGCGTTGGATGCGCAGGCGGAGTTAGCGCGTCAGCGTGCGGCGGTGGAGGGCAAGGATCCGGAGCGTGCGTATCGTCGTGCGATGCGTTTAGGTTTTGGGAAGATAGCGCTCTCCTACATGATACCTCGTTTGATGTTTGGCACGACTCCTGTTGGTTTAGCGGCTGTTGGATATTTCAACTGGGTCGCGAGTGGTGGTCCTGCTCGTTTCTTAGACCACATGCGTCGGATGACATCGGAGTATCGTGCGGCGGTTATTCCGATGATGCATTCTTACGAGCACACGGAGCGTTCGTTTCAGATGATGCAGCAGGGTATTCAGGCGATACATGGTTATAGGAGCATCATTGGTTCAGAGGCAGCGGTGATGGCGTCGCGTTATGCGAGGTGATGTTTGATGAACATCGATTTCCGCCGTGTATTAAACGACCCGTTGCTGTTTGCGGAGTCTTTGTTGATAGAGCCGATGACGGAGTCGCCTTTCAAGGCGAACTACGTGCAGCGTTTGATTCTCGGTGCGGTGAAGGATCACCAGCGGATAGCGGTTCGTGTTTCCCGTCAGACTGGGAAGACGTATGCTTTGACTGTTATCTGTTTATGGGCAGCAATCACGAAGAGTCGTCGCAAGATACTGGTGATTACCCCTGACAAGTCGAAGGCGGATGTTATTTTTAAGAACATGGACATGTTCCTTCAGGTGAACCCTGCGTTGGCGTCTTCGTTATTGCGTTCGTATTCTGGCAATCCTCAGATGGGTCGTGAGTTTACGAACGGTTCGATGATTTTGGGTTTCACGACGGGAGCGTCCTCTCATCGGAAGGGCAACTCGGTTCGTGGTCAGGGCGGTGACGTCATCATCATCGATGAGGCGGCGTATTTGACGGAGGAGGACTGGATTTCCATAGAGCCCATCATCCAGGGAGGTTTATACCGTCAGGATGCTTTGACGATAGTGAGTTCTACTCCGAACCCCGATTCGCATGGCGGAATGTTCTACGACATCTTCACGAAGCCCGAGTTACGTCAGATTTGGCACACCATTCACGTTCCCATCACGGAGAACCCGGACTTTGCGGGTGTAGTGGAGCGTTATCGTCAGGCTTGTCCGAACGAGTTAGCATGGACGACGGAGTATTTGGCGGAGTTCCCTGACCAGGCATCTCGTTCTTTGGTTCGTCGTTCACAGGTGGATTCGGCGGGTAGGGACTATCGGTATAACCTGTATCAGGTGAGCAACGGTCCGAGAGCCATCGGTGTGGACTGGGACAAGTATGAGGCGGGTGTCAACATCGTCATTGTTCGATATGACCCTCATGGTGAGTATTACCATGTGATGTATCGTGAGGAGTTACCGCCGAGCGACACGTTGTTGACGGAGGGAGTGCGCCGTGTATTGGAGTTACAGGAGTTGACCGGCGCGGACTGGGTTGCAGTGGATCGCGGTTACGGTGAGATGCAGTTGGAGGTGTTGCGCACCGAAGCTGCGATGCGCAGTATGAACTTACCGGAACGGATAGTAGGTTACTCTTTCCAGGAGTTAGTGGATTTCACGCTGGATAAGGACATTTATCAGCGTCGCGTTCGTTTGAAAGACGCGGCTTATCAGTGGATGTCTTTCCTGTTGGATAAGGGTTTGCTGTTCTTCCCCGCCACCGATGAGCAGTTGAAGCGTCAGTTACTGGGCATACAGGTCCGGTCTACGGATGCGTATGGTATGACCTTCAAGACCTCCAAAGACCACATTGTTTCCGCGTTGGCTTTAGCTTTATGGCAGTTACGCACGGAGGCTCCTTATTGGCAGCGTACATCAAATGTGCCAAGCAATCCTGTGGTGTTGGAGTTGGGCAACAAGCGTGATGGTGGTTTACCGTCCATTCAGGTGGTTGATAGCGGTCGCGGTATGGGATTTCGTGGTCGCAGCTTTACGCTGTCCTCTCTCTCCAGGAGCTGGAGGTAGTCGCCGGAGGTAGTCATGGATTTAGATCGTCTATTGAATGAGCCTCCGTTAGGCGAGGTTCAGTTCTCGGAAGGTAAGCCGTTAGATTCTTCTGTGCGTTCGGTTGTCGATGAGACCGCGTTGGCGGTTGAGGAAGAGGATATCATCTCACAGTTGGAGTCTTTAGCCACGTTTGCCGGTGACGGGTTCATGGAGCCCGTTAGTGACGAGCAGTTAGAGGAATGGTCATTGGTTCTGGTAGACGCGAAGGATTTGGATTTGGATTCTTACCATCGCGTGATGTCCGATGTGCGTAGCGAAATCGCCTCCGCATTGATGTTGTCCCTGATTCGCGAGACGGAGCGATTGACGGGGGAAGCGTATCCGTCGAGTGGTGGCTACGAATCTGGTTCGGTCTCATCCTACTACTCTCGCATCTTTGATGAATGGAACTTACAGCTTGGTCAGGCAATACGTGATGTGTTTTCGGAAGGCATTCGCTCCTTCTATTCGTCATTCCAGGAGTTACTTCATGGCGGTTCCCAAATCGTCACCGAGCCCGGTTTAGAGCAGCGTCTTCGAGATTTAGAGTCTCGTCGTTCCCAATTGGAAGAGCAGGCATATCGTCTCGGTGTGGGTATAGGTAGAAGGTTGCCCGACCTGGCTCGTCAGTATCTTCGTGTATGCGACCAGTTACTGGACTTCCTGCAATTGGTCATCAACGGTCTGGATGTCATGATTGCCGTCTCTTCGGTTCGTGTGTTATCCGCGTTTCGCGGATGGAAAGAGCAGCTACGTCAACGTGTAGAGTCGATAGCGCGTAATCAGGTGGCGGATATGTTGGCGATGTTCGGTCGTAACGTGGTGGACCCGATATTCCGCAAGTTCCTGGTGTTAAGGGATCTGCGTAACATGATTTACGACCTGGCAGGTGATATCAAAGAGTTGCAATTGCTGGATCATCTCAATGAACAAATAGAGGACTGGTGGCAGCAATACAACCGCTGGGTCTACTCCGTCCGCGACCAGATGCGCCGTTACTTCCGGTTTGGTACAGAGCTGTCCGTTCAGGTGAAACAATATGACGTCCTGTACCGACGCCGTCGAATCTGTTCGTTATTGATGGGAATAGTACGTTCGTTCCGATCCGGCTTGATAGACGGTCTTTCATCAAGAGGATCACAGACTCAAGGGTCACAGACCCGAAGGTCACGGACCCGAAGGTCACAAACCCAAAGTTCAGGGACGTAGTCCCTATGTACCATCTCGCTTTCGGCGAAGTCACAGACTTCTTGTACCATCTCGCCTTCAGCGAAGTTACAGACTTACTGTACAAGGACACTGTGTATCCCATCTCGCCGAAAGCGAGATGGGGGGTTGTCCCCCGCTCTCCCCTCTAGGGAGAGCGGTACAGTGTGTCTGTGACCCTTTGTGGGGATAGGGCAGATGAGGAATCGTATGTTTCCTTCCATTTACATAGATGTCATGGATGGCGAGTCGTTTGACCTATGTGCTTGTGGTGTGGACTGGGGCATACGGAGTCCTGCGGCTGCGGTATTGGTGTTGCGGTTGAAGAGCGGCATGTATTATGCGGTGAATGAGGTTTACGACACGGACACGGATGCCATCAGTTTCGCGGACAGGGTACGTACGATGTTGGAGTATGAAGGTGTTTCTTCCTGTCCGGTATGGATAGACGCGAGCACGTTCAATCGTGTAGATGGTTTAGTATGTGTTGCGGATAGGTTTGCGGGTGTTGGTTTAGATGTTCGTCCTGCGACGAGGAATCGTGGTAGGTCTTTGGAGTTGTTGGTCGATTTGTTCTGTCGCGGGGTATTGGTGATTTCTCCTGCGTGTTGTCAGTTACTGCGGGAGTTAAAGATGTTTCGTATTGGTTCGGATCGGAACGACCATGCGGTGGATGCGTTACGTTATGCGGTGTATGCGATGGAGGTATCTTGATGCGTCGTTTAATGGATTGGTTATTCGGTAGGGTGAAGCCTCAGGATGTTTCGGAGGTATCAGAGCGTTTCCGTGAGATGCATCGTGTGGTAGTGGAGCGGTTTCCGGACACTCCTTGGGTGTATGGTGGTGCGTGGAGTTGGTTCAGCGTTAGTTTCCGTTGTGTTCGCGGTGTAATTGTCTACCCTTATCTTCCGCTGGTACTGATAGATAGCGAGAGCTACGATCTCTCCGAGTTTGTAGACATCCTGAAATCTTGTTCGTCTTATGCCATTCCTGTGGTTACCGTTGATGACGGTGAGTCTCCGCTTTTGGCTATATTGGATCGTGTGAGTCGTCAAGAGGACAGGTCTTTATGAGTGAGAACATGCGTGTATTTGTAATGGGCTTTGGCAATGTACCACTTACCCCTTGTTATCCGGGGCGCTTCTACATGCATTGCAGCGCTGATGGATATGACTACAAGGAAGGAGGGAGCGGCGTTTTCAGGCGTCGCGTGGTTTAGTGGCTAACTTTGAGAGGGCGCGTATACCGGCTGTATACGACCGTCCTGTTCGTTTGACCGGTTTACCTGCTTTAGACAGGATAGGCAGGACGTCATTCACGTGGGGTGTATACGGTTTAGGTTCCTCTGCGGTGGAGGCTCCTGGAGGTCGTGTCTTTCGGTTCAAGCCGTCTATAGACCTGAATGACCTTTGGAAGGCGTATTTATCGGACGGTTACATTCAGCGCGCCGTAGACCTCATTGTAGCGATGGTATATCACTCCGGCGTGTCGTGGGTTTCCGAGTCGCCTGGGGTAGACGTCTATTTACGTACTCGGTTTGAAATTTCCCATTCCATCAACGGTATGGGTTGGGACGAGTTAGTTCGTCAGGCGTTGTTTGACTTCGTGTTGTTCGGTAACGCTTTCCTCATTCGTTCCACCACAAGCAAGATAGGTGTCGTTTACGGTCGTCGTGTGAAGTCTCCTACCACTGCCACCTGGTATATTGTTCCTGCGCGTTGCATGTACCCTGTGGTTAATCGCGAAGGCACTGCGCTTGAGGGTTGGTTATTGCGTATCAAGCCTTTATCAGACCGTGGCATGTTTGTGGAGCGGTATTTCCCGTTGGACATCGTGTGTCATCTCACCTATCGTCGTCCTTTGGACAGTGCGTATGGCATTCCTTTCTTGTTAGGTGCCATTGAGGACATTCGGAGTCTGCGTCAGGTGGAGGAAGAGGTACTGCGCATGATGCATCGTTTTGTGAATCCGAAGATTCACATCACGATGCCGGACATGACCAACGGCACTTCTGCCATTCGTCCGGACATGCAGCAGATTGTGCAAGCGATTAACGAGATGTCCAGTGATGCGGTACTGGTTACAATGCCTGGTCAAGAGGTCAAGGTTCTCGGCGCGGAGAGTTTGGCGCTGCGTGCGGAGCCTTATCTGGAGTATTTCGTGCGTCGTTCCATTTCCGGATTGGGTTTAAACGAGGTATCTGTTGGTCATAAGGTACCCGACCCGGATTCAGACACCTTGGATTTGCATCTTCGGATGTTGGTGCGTTCCATTCAGCGTGAGTTTGGTCATCAGTTGTCCGAGCATGTTTTGAACCCGTTGTTATTGGAGGCGGACTGGGAGCGTACCGACGCGGTTCGCGTAGAGTTTGGCGATCCCGATTCCCGTCACGTGTTACGGTTGTATACGATTATCAGCAACCTGTATTCTCAGAATGTGATTACCCTATCCGAGGCACGTGCCCTGATGCAGCTGCCTAAGGAGTTCGACGAGAAGGACAGTTACACGTGGCGTGTGCAGTTACCGCGCGTATTGGAGCCGTTGCGGTTACAGGCTGGTTTGGGGTTCGGTCGTGGTTCATCCGTTGCAAGGGATGGAGGGGATAAACCGTCGAGGCCGCGCGGTCGTCCGCCCAAAGATGACCCGTCGGTTTTGAAGCGTCGGGATGTGGAAGGGAGTTCCGATGATGAAGTTAGTTCGTGAGCAGATGATACTCAGTCTTTCCGACATGACAGCGGCTCGTCAGGAGTATACGAGGTTAGTTCAGGAGGAGGCGGGCAGTCTATCTCCTGTCCTGCGGGTTCGCATTCGTGCGATTACCGGCAACAAGGTGACTCGCAACCGTACCTTCTATCCCCTTGAGGAGTTAGAGGGTGACGGTGTGAGCAAGGGTTATATCACTGCGATAAAGCCCTATCCCATTCCCATCATGTTGGACCACCGCACGACCGGCAATGCGTTGGTATCTTCGGACATGCCGATTCCCGTTGGTCGTGTGGTAGATGCGCGTGTGGTGCGTAAGGGTCGCGGCAGGAGAGATGGATATTTGGAGGTAGATGCCGTCATTTACGACCGTCGTGTCATTGAGATGGTGATGGACGGTCGTTTTCTCACCGTGTCCATCGGTCAGATCCCCGAGCGTGTGGAGTGTTCGGTCTGTGGGGAGGCAGTGCAGGGCATAGAATGTCCACAGGGTCACATGCGAGGCGGCAGTTATGAATGGAATGGGGAGTTGAAGCAGTGTTATCACATCATGCGTGGCATTGAGTTGATCGAGGTCTCTTTTGTGAACGTTCCTTCGGACAGCGATGCCATGGTCATCGCGAAGACGATGGATAGTGGTACTCTGACAACTGGGGGGTTCGAAATGGCAGAGTTAGATAGTTTGGTGGATGGAGTGGTTCATGAGGCGCACACGGATGAGAACCGTGTTACGGAGGACTCTCATGACTCCACTTCGTACACCGAAGCTGCCGATGAGGAAGAGTTGCGTGAGGAGTCCCCTGCAGGTTCCTCTGTGGAATCTGTAGCGGAGTCCGACGCCGGTGTTGGCTTTGCGGACGGGGACGATGATGAAGAGGTCTCGCCTGAGGAGTTGTATTGCATTGACGGCGAGCTTCCGTTCCCTGAGGCTAAGCTGACTGCGGCGCAGCGCAAGAAGTTGCCCGATTCGGCGTTCTGCGGTCCGAACCGCAGTTTCCCCGCCCATGATAAGGCTCATGTTCTTGCGGGTCTGCGGTTATTGGGGCGTGCCAAGCTAAGTCCTGCGCAGAAGGCGCGTGTGCGTGCCTGTTTATTGAGGAAGG